AGCGCGGGCGGATGTTCCCAAAGAACTCCGCGCTGAGATCGCCCGGCTCCAAAAGCAATTGACAGCGAAGGTCCCGGCCTCCGCGCCCGGTAAGAAAGAAACTGTGGATCGCGAGGCTCTCTTAGTGGCTCAGCGCGACGAACTCCAGCGCATCTTCAGAGGATTGAGGCCGCGACTGGAGAAGGGATTTGCGTCTACGCTCAAGAGCGCTGTCGCGCAATTGACGACAGGCATGGAGCGCGCGGCGACTGAGTTCGTTGAGGTTCACAAACGCCTGAACGACGACACTTTCTGGAGCCTATTCACCGCGTTCGAAGATGAGCTTCAACTCTCGTTTGCGGCGAAGAAGGCCATCGCGGCGGCTGTGAAGACAATCGAGATCACTCCGGAGACTCCAGTCGCGATTACGCTTCGCGACGATGCCAAGGGAATGCGCGGCTCCATCCGCGTCGCCGCTCCGGCTGAAGCCGAAGTGAAAAGCAGCAAGGGAACCGACCGCATCCTCGCCAACCTCTCGCGCTTCTATCCGGAGCGCCTCCGCTTCTCGCAACTAAAGTCGCTCGTTGGAATCAAGAGCAAGGGAACATTCGGAACCTATCTTTCCAACTTGAAGAAGGCTGGCCTCATTGACGTGGATAATGCGCGCACGATTGGCTTGACAACCGCTGGCGTAGAAGCGGTGGTTTCGTGCAACGCTGAGGCTCCGAAGAGCAAGGACGAGGTGCTCGCGATCTGGAGGCCGAAGTTTAACCCCGGCCAGAATAGAATTCTCGACATCATCTTGGATGGGAAGGGCGCGTGGATGGACAAGGATCACGTCTTCGAGCTTTCCGGGATGGAAAGCCGCGGCTCCTTCGGGACTTATCTGAGCGTGCTGAAGACGGCCAATCTCATCGAGTACGGGAAAAATAAAACTGTGCGCGCCAACAGCGAGGCGCTGTTCTTATAGAAAGTTCCGCTCAGCGGAAGAAAGGCAGGAGAACCAACAATGCGGGAGACCGATAAATTTTTTGCTGGCGAGAAGATCGACCTAAGCCTCGTTGGCATCAAAGCAAAACCCAAGGAGAACAAAATCTGGACAATCCGCCTGGCCTTGTCTTCGCCGTTGACGGCGAAGGTTCTCGCGGATTCCCCTCAGAATGTTGTCGAGGCATTCAACGCCATCGCCAAAGACGATATGGGCCTCAACCCCATCGGCCTCACCGCCGAGTTCGACGAGGCTGTCTTCACCTTTTACGCCACTCAGCAGACCAAATCACCTTCACTCGAAGTTGGCGGGTGCGTCATTCGCGACATGCAAGTGGAGCGCCCGGACAAGAAGGCCGTGCTCGACGACGGAGACGTCAAGCTTCGCTTCAATCTCGATATTCCGGCGAGCCGTGAGGTTTGGGATTGGGCTTACAGAAACTACGGAGCCACGCTTTGCGCCGAGATCGAATCGGTTCAAATGAAGCTCAATATCAAGGCCGCCGATCCGGAAGGCAAGAATGGAGGCCAAGGTATCCTTGAGATGGGCAAGACCGATGCCCAGCCAACGACGGTCGATAACAAGTCGAAGGCAGCCGGGGAAAAGGACGAGGGCGAGCCTGTGGCCGCTGGCGGCGCAAAGAAAAAGGCGACAAAGAAAAAAGCTCCAGCCAAGAAAAAGAAGTAAGCTTGAGAGAGTTCCAAGCGGAGCGGGAAACCCGCTCCGCATTTCGCGCCTCGGAGGTTTCAATCTAATGAAAAAGATCGCAGTCCTTTTACTCGCCGTCGTTCTCGCTGGCCCGCTCTTGGCCGACGACAAAACCAAGCCCACACAATCAAAGCCAGCGCCGACAACTCCAGCGCCGAAAGAGAAGGCACAGGAGCCGCCCCCGCCGACGTTCGCGCCCTCCGATGCTCAGCAGAAAGATTTGGAGATTGCCAGGCTTAAGGCGAAGCTCGCCCAAGCCACGCTGGAAGGAGCGAATAAGGCGTTCCAGAGTTCGCTCGATAACATCGGGGCGGCTTGCACTCAGATCATTATGGCGAACAAGTGGCCTTCAACGGTGAAATGTAATCTTTCGTCGTTGGATTCGCCGTTCGCTTTTACCGATACCGCTCCTCCCGCAGCAGCGCATCCAGACGAGAAGAAGTGAGGCATGAAGGTGGAACTCTTCAAATTCAAGGGCCTCACCGCTTTCGCTCTATCGCGAGAAGTGCCGACAATATGGAGTTCTACCTCAGCGCTTAGAGGAACTGGCCAATGTAATAAACAGGTTCGAAGAATATCGGCTTTCCCGTCCGGAGAATATGAAACAGCCCGGATGCACGCATGGAAAATAATTTTCCATAGGAGGAACCGTGACAGGCCAAACAAAGAAGCATCTTCAGGAAGCTCTTGAGCAAGCTAAGGAAGACGCCGCCAAACAGAAACAATTCGCAGATAGCCGTGAAGAATCTCTCGCAACCGTGCGCGCGCAAAATTCGGAACTTCAAGAGCAGAAGGAAGCGATAATCCGCAACATCATCGCCAAGCGCGGCGTAACTGTTTGGCTTCAAGTTGTCGCCATCGTCTTGATCGTGATCGGAGCGGCGGTGTCGGTTGCGTCTTGGCGCGACCAGAAGTCGCTCCTATTGAGACTGACACAGACCGCCAAGATTCCAGCCGCACTCTCTTATGGAGACGAACTGAACTGCTCAAGCGGCAATGCGCGTTGGCGCGCGCGCGCGGATGGATGCCACGCAGAAGATGCGCCGTCGATTGCTGGCGACAACTCAGCCTCGGGGCACGATAATCGCGAACAGGCCAAAATCGAAATTAGAGATTCCGGCGTGTCCGGTACTATTGGTGCGAGTGGAACATTTAAGTGCATGGAAGGCGCGAAGGTTGTTCCATGTCCAACGCTATCGAACGATCATGCCGTTGGCGGCGCTAGAAAAGGCGGTCCATTAAATGTTCAGATCGCCAATATGCCCCCGGAGGATAGGAAGGCGGACAAGTTTATGCCTTTCCGCAATGGGAACATCGAGGTCGTCCCCGGACCAGGGAATCTCGGAGCTTACGTGGTTAAGGACCCTCACACGTTGAAACTTTTAACTACCGTCGCTTCTTGCTGGCTTCGCGTGCGCGAGATCACACCAGCCGCGAAAGTGTTGATGGAAGCCGAAGTCATCACCGGGTTCCAGCGCACGTTCTCCTTCGATGAAAAGACGGCATTGGAAGTGCGTTCAGGCTGTCCCGGAGGCGTGCTCTACATTGTCAACGGCCAGCAGTTGACTCCGACAAACGCCTCAAAGACGCCGGACAAATCGGAAGTGGCGGACATCTTGCTATGAAACCAAAATGCGTGCTTCTTCTGTGTTGGATGCTTGCGCTCGCACTGTTCGCGTGGCCTCAGAGCGCTTCCGAGTCTCCCGCCCCTCCTCCGCTTCCGAAGTGTTTGCAAGTTCTCAAAGAGGAGGCGCAAGCTGGGCGCGGCTCACATATTATCCCCGGCCCGGACAACAATTTTTTGATCAATGGCCGCGAGTGCGCTGGATCGCGTCGCGACGGTTATGTGTGCGTCGTTATCGCTGGCCTGATCGGCGCTTATTGTTTCAAGCCAGCTTTGCCCATGCAATGTCCAACGGGGAAGATTTGCGTGTGACAATATTCGATTTTATCTTCGGCTGTAGGCATGAGCGTCATTCCTTCCCCCTGACCATCCGTGGGCGGAGACGACCGATAGCCGCCAGTCTTACCGGAACCTATGTCGCGTGCTTGGATTGCGGCAAGGAATTTCCCTACGACTGGGCCGAGATGAGGGTGCTCTCGGCCAAGGAGCGGCGTAAACTCATTACTCGGATTCACTCAGAGAGGCGCGTATGATGGATGCGGCGATTGAAGAGAAGGCGGCCCGAGCTAGAAAATTTGTCGATGAGATTGAGGGTAACAGCTTCAAGCTTCAGGCTGAGATGTATGTCCAGCTTGTGGTGCTGAACGCCCAGATCGAGGCGCTCCGAGGTCAAAACGAAGTGGCCAACATGCTTGGGCTGGGGCGCTGAATTTTTGGTTTGACATCCGCCAGATTCGCGTGGATGATGGATTCTCCCAGCCCCCGGAAACATAACCGTTCGAACCTTTTCCGCTAAGCGGAACGGAGGAATGAAAAATGCACCAGTTTGGAATTTCAATCGACAACAAGTTCAAAACTTTCACTGCCATTCTTCTCCTCTGCACGATGAGCATGTTCCTGATGGGCCAGACCTCGTGCAACAATTCGGTGAGCGCCGTCATTACCAAACTGAGCGCCGACCTTCCGGTGCTGGAGAAGCAAGCCGACAATATCATCACGCTCGTCGATCCCGCTGAACTCCCGCTTGCCAATCAAATCTCCAGCGGCGTCAATGCACTTCTGAAGCCCGTAGCAGATGCGGTTGCGGCCTATCAAGCGAACCCGAGCACCTCGACATTCCAGAAGGTGGTGTCGGCACTCGATGCGGCTTCGGCGGATTTGCCTGGCGTCCTTACTGGAATTCAATTCGCCAACCCGGCAACTCTTACGCTCGTGACGGTCGCGATTGACGGGATCGTCGCCGTGCTCGACATTGTCGCCTCTCAGCTTCCTCAGAGCGCCTTCCCGGTTGTATCGAAGACGAATCGGGGGATGCGAATGGCGGCGCGGCCTCAGAAGAAGTTTACGGGACCGATCCCCACGCCGGATGAAGTGCGCGCGAACTGGAACACCTCCGTTTGTTCCTTGGCGGCTGCTCACGACCGTAGCTGTCCGGTCATGTAATTTGTTCCGCTAAGGCGGGGAAGGCACGCGCACGTCATGCAAGAGTTCAGGCATCCTGATATCCATCGCCCGTGGTCGATGTGGAGCGAAGATCAAACGCTCCACGTCGCCGCTGCTTACTCCAATCCTTTCCGATGGCGGACGCGCCGCGAGTTAATGAATCGCTTCCGCGACCACATGGAGCGCCAAGCCAACGTTGTGCTTCATGTGGGGGAGCTTGCTTACGGCGACAGGCCGTGGGAAGTAACCTCATCCGAGAATCCGCTCGATGTCCAGCTTCGGATAGCCGACTCCCCTCTATTCTTGAAAGAGAACATTCTCAACACCGTCGTCCATCGCTTCCCGCCAGACTGGAAATATGGGGCGATCATCGACGCCGACTTCACGATGACCCGGCACGATTGGGCAATCGAGGCCGTGCATCAGCTTCAGTTCTATCCATGGGTTCAGTTGTTCTCCAGCTACGCGGACTTGAGCGGCACCACAATCGGGAGCGGCTTCCGCCCGCTCCGTGTCAATGCCAGCTTTGCTTACAAATGGCATGAGAACGGCTTCAGCCTCCCGGATGGCTATGGAAATGGCGGCTGGAAGACACGAGGTCCAACGCTCGACCAATATGAGTTGTCGGTGGCCTCGGCGGCGAAACCTCTTCGGCAAGTCGGAGCAACAGGCGGAGCGTGGGCCTTCACGCGCGGAGGCTTCGAGACGGTCGGAGGCTTGCTCGATATTTGCGTTTGTGGCCACGGCGACTGGTTTCAAACTTTTGGACTGGTTTCGGAACTGGCTCCAGAGGTTGGGATGCCAAACTATTCCGATGGCTACAGGCGCGCAATCGTAGCGTGGCAACAGCGGGCGGCCAGGCTCCAGAAGAATATCGGATATATCGACAACTTCGCGGTGCATCACTTCCACGGCTCAAAGCTTCGGCGCTTCTATACCTCGCGCTACAAGATTTTGATCGACAACAATTTCGATCCCGATGTCGATCTTGTGAAGAACTGGCAGGGCATCTATGCTTTGAGCGGGAACAAGCCAGCGCTCCGGGATGCGATGCGCCGCTACATGCTGGAACGGTCGGAAGACGATCCGGCGATCAGCGAAACCTCTGGCGAAAAGCCGATGATCTAAAAAAAGGAGAATCCTAATGTTTGTGAACGGTAATTTGGTGAAGCTCGGCAAGAAGCCCGCTGTGCATGATGCGCGCACCCTGAAGCTAAAGAAGTATGCCGTTGCTCTTCCTCCCGCTCCCGCCGAAGTTTCGTGGATCACGAAGCTTACGGCTGCCCTGTCACTTCCGATGTACGGCAACGATGAAGTCGGCGATTGCGTCGAAGCCGCTGCTGGCCACATGGAAGAGCAGTGGAACTTCTACGCTGGCCATCCCTATCAGCCGACCGACGCCGACATCATCGCGGCTTATTCAGCGGTGGGAGGATATGTGCCGGGCGATCCGAACACTGACAACGGCACCGACATGCTCTCCTTCCTGAAGTGGTGGCGCTCTGTTGGGTTGGGCGCGGCTCAGCGCAAGATCGGCGCATTCCTCGCGGTGGATTGGACGAACGACGCTGAAGTGCGACTGGCGATCCAACTATTCGGAAACGTCTTTCTCGGCGTATTGCTTCCGACGTGGGTTCAGGGTTTGAACGCTTGGACTGTTCCTGATGGGGGAATCTACACGCCAGCGGGCCAGCCTGGCGGATGGGGCGGACACTGTATCCCACTGGTCGCCTCCTCGCCGGAGTCGCACACTTGTGTCACATGGGGAACGACGCTGAAGATGAGCCACAACTTCTTGGCCGATTATGGCGAGGAAGCTTACTGCATTCTCTCGAAGGATTGGATTGAGAAGAGCGGCGTGGCTCCCAACGGTTTCGATCTCGCGCAACTCCAAGCTGACTTGGCCGCGCTCTGATGAAGCCTCAGATCAAATCCGTCCAAGCGTCGAAGTTGACGCTGGATAAAAAGAACGCCAACAGGGGCACGGCCCGAGGTCGTGCCCTTCTTGATAAGTCCCTTCAAGAGTTTGGCGCTGGCCGTTCTATCCTCGTGGATCGCCATGGCGCGGTGATTGCTGGCAACAAGACCCTCCAGCAAGCGCGCGCCGCTGGCCACAAGGACGTTCTCGTCGTCCAATCGGACGGCTCCAAGCTCATCGCTGTCCAGCGCACCGACCTCGACATCAAAGACCCAAAAGCGCGGGCGCTCGCCATTGCAGACAACCGGGTCGCCGAACTCGATCTTGAGTGGGACGCCGATATCTTGGCCGAGCTTGAGAAGGAGATCGACCTCGCGCCCTTCTTCGAGGACGATGAGCTTGCGGAGCTTCTGAGGGCCGGAGGTGAGGAAGGCGACGCTACGGCGGCTGCGGTCTCCCTTGCGGAGAAGTTCATCGTGCCCCCATTCTCTGTGCTCAATGCGCGCGAGGGCTGGTGGCAGGATCGCAAGCGCGCGTGGCTGAGCCTCGGCATCAAGAGCGAAGTCGGGCGCGGCGAGAATCTCCTGAAGCTGTCGGAAACATTGCTGGAGCCAGACCCAAAGAAGCGCGCGCGATTGAAGGCGCTCGCGCCGGGCGGCCAGAGCCTCTCGCCAAAGAAGGGCGAATCCGCCAGCCTCAAGGGCGGCCTTACCCATAGGACTTCGATTCATCCCTATGACGGCGGGAATAGCGATGCTGGCCAGACCGGGACGAGCATCTTCGATCCTGTGCTCTGTGAGCTTGCCTACCGCTGGTTCACGCCCGAGGGTGCCTTCATCCTCGACCCGTTCTGTGGAGGCAGCGTGCGCGGCATTGTGGCGGCCAAGCTGGGCCGTTCCTATCGCGGCCTCGATCTCCGGCCCGAGCAAATCCACGCCAATATGGAACAGGGCGCAGCGATCTGTCCGGGAGTAAAAGGGCTTCACTGGATCGTCGGCGACAGCCGGGACATCGCGAAGAGTTGCAAGGGGCTGAGCGCCGACTTCATCTTTAGCTGCCCGCCCTATGCCGACCTCGAAGTCTACAGCGACGATCCCAGAGACCTCTCGACGCTGGAGTATCCTCAATTCCTCAAAGCCTATCGCGATATCATTGCTGGAAGCTGTTCGCTCCTGAAGAAAGACCGCTTCGCTTGCTTCGTGGTCGGCGACGTGCGCGGGAAGAAGGGCCAATACTATAACTTCGTGAGCGACACCATCTCAGCGTTCCGCGATGCGGGCCTCGGCCTCTACAACGAAGCCATTCTAGTGACGGCGGTCGGTTCGCTATCTCTCCGCGCCGGGCGTACCTTCTCAGCGAGCCGCAAGCTGGGCAAGACGCACCAGAACATCCTCGTGTTCATCAAGGGCGATTGGAGGAGGGCCACCGAGGCGTGCGGTAAGATCGAGACGGCGCTCCCGGATGAGATCGCGGGCGCGCTCCCGACTATAACTGGAAGCGATCCGGCGTCGAAGTTCGGAGAAGTTTTGCAATAGGAGGGTTGTCATGGGGATGGTTCGTGTCACTATCGCCGGAAGCTTCAAAGAGAAGAACGGTGAGAAAACTTTTTCCGACGGCCACGCGGACGCGGTCGCGCGAGCGATTGAATATCTTTCCAGCGAAGTGCTTCCATTCGCCACGGCTCTCGACCATAAGCTTCATAGCGAGGGCGTAACCCCGGAGGACGGCTTCGAGCGCAAGAAATGAAATCAGCCCTCCCATCTCTCCCGGAGCCAGTCATCGAGAAAGTGGATCGCTTCCAAGTCGTCCGCGATGACTTGCTGCCTGGCGGCTCGAAGATGCGTTACATTCTCCCGCTCGTGCAATCGAGCGCCGCGCCTGAATGGGTCTATGCTTCGCCAGCCTTCGGCTACGCCCAGATCGCGCTCGCGCATTGCTGTGCCATGGTCGGCGTCAAGGCGACGATCTTCACGGCCAAGCGGAAAGAGATTCATCCGCGCACGCTCCGCGCCAAAGAAGCCGGAGCTAAGATCGTCATGGTGCCTCACGGATATCTCACCGTGGTGCAAGCGCGAGCGCGGGCCTATGCTCTGGAGGTCGGCGCGTCGCTGGTGCCATTCGGAGTTGAAGACCCGGTGGCCATCGCCGCATTCTCGAAGTTTGTCGCCTCGATGCCCATCAAGCCCAAAGAGGTATGGTCTTGCGCCGGGAGCGGGACGCTCTCGCGGGCGCTGCAAGATGCTTGGCCCAAAGCCAGCTTCCATGCTGTTCAGGTCGGCGGCGAGTGCAATGTGGGCCGGGCGAAGCTCTGGAAGGCATCAGAGAAATTTGAACAGCCCTCGCGCAAGGAAGCGCCGCCCTTCCCAAGCTGTGACAATTACGACGCAAAGGTTTGGAGCTTCATCAGGGAGCACGGCGCGGATGGCGCGCTGTTCTGGAATGTTGGAGCCTAGAATTTTCCGCTTAGCGGAATCTGCCATCTCGCTGTAATATTTGCTCATCTCAGTTAGGAGTGGAAAGACAATGAGCGCAACGGGCACTACCCCCGAAGTTCGCGAGCGCGGCACGGTCAGATGGTTCAATGCCGCGAAAGGCTACGGCTTCATCGAGCGCGAGGGGAAGGAATCGGATATCTTCGTCCACTACTCCGGGATCGACTCCGGAGGCTACCGTCAACTTCTGGCCGACCAGCGCGTCGAGTACGACGTCACGAAAACAGACAAGGGATTTCAGGCAATCAATGTGAAGGTGGTCGGGTGACAACAATTCTTCCTCCCGCGCTGGCCGAGCGGATGAGAATCATCGCTGGCCTCGATAGCGTCGATAAGAGCGAGTTGATTCTGTCCGACTTCTCGCTGGAGGCTTATGGGCCGCTTGACTTCCCGGTAATCTATGATCCGCATCTCAGATCGGAGCCTGTGACGTTTGCGCGCATCAAGGCTGTGATGGACGAGATTGAAAGGCTCTATCCACGCAAGTCAATCCCTTCTTATCTGAAGATGTCGGAGAAGACGCACGACGAACTCCGAAAGCGCTTGTGCTTCTTCGATTGCGACGAGCTTTCTATCGAGCAGAAGATCGCGCTGGAATTCAGCGCCGTCCAGATTCGCCTCGATGGATCGCTCGCGCCAGGCATCGTGAAAACCTTCAACGCGGACGATGAGGAGATTTCGAGTGGAGCACTCCTTCAGCACTGAGCATTCTTATTACGGCGAGATTGTCAAGTTCGAAGAGCGCCTCGTCCGTGAATACCTCGCTGCCGCAAATGGAGTTGCGTTCATCGCGGCTAAAAACATGGGCATCAGCTACCGCACGCTGATGTATCTAATGAAGCGCCTGAAGATCGAAGGCCCGGTCCCGCGGGTCATGCCCTTGCGCTTCCTGGCTCTGCGAATTTCTTCCCCGAGCTTTTCTTTCCAGTTTGTATCCACGATCGTTGCTATTTGACCTCAGCGAGTTTTACATTTTCATTGACTTACAGTGATAATGTCAACTATCGTGTATATTACGAAAGTAAATATCAACATTCGTGGATGTTGCGAACGGGGTATATACTGGCTCGCGCCAAATGGCCGACTTGATTTCCCCCCAAGGCACCCCTTTGCAGGAGGGGAGCTACTTGGGCAACAATTCCCGGCGGAAGGAGGGCTGAATGGGATCTGAATCGCGATCGAGGTACCTAGTCTTCGCGCTCAGAATTCGGAAACTAACGGATTCTCTGATCGCCTTGGTTGAGGAAGGGCAATATCCCCCTGACCTTAACAAGGGGCTCAAAGCGGTTCTGGCCTCGCTAGCGGGATCGGGCGAGCGCACGAAGGTCAGGTCATTGAAGGACCGCGGATCATTCGGACACTACGAGAACGCTGTGACAATTGGCGAGGTCGTACAAGCCCAGGACAAAGCTGCCCTGATCCAGAAGCTGAAAACTGTGATGAGTTCCAAGACTCCAGCGGAGCGACGCGCCAGCGCTTTACAGGCCATCAGTTTCTTCGACGCCTTGGAAGGAAGAGCGCTCTATCACTACAATCATCCGGCACCAAGACTTGCCCACAAGTGACGAACCTCTCCGAAACGGTGCGGCAGGAGTCTGCCGCGCTGTACCGATTCATAGACTCGGTGATTCGGCGCTGCGCCGAGATTCACGAGTACCCGGTTTACACTCCAAGCTCTGAAGAGTTCCTGAAGTACGTGAAGACACTTGGTGCAGAGACCAAGGAGTTTTTGAAAGAATTCCCTTCATCCGCTGAAAAGGACAAGGACACAGCCCGATCGAAGCGTAGAAAGCTGAACAGCGTCAGGAGCGGATGGGAGAACCTTCATGAGTACCTCCAGGCTGCGCTAGCAGCGGATACGCTTCACGTACCGACGTCGCTGATCTTCGCTATCCAGGATCGAATCAATAAGCTCGAAGATCTGAAGGATCTCAGGTTTACCGTCTTTCATTCAGATCAGGTCAATTATTTGCAGCTGCCCCCGGGAACAGTGAAGGAAGCAGCGGATGAGCTAGCCGACATCGTCAAAGGAACCAGATTCCCCTTGTCACTCGGACTCATTGGAATGCCATATTCCCAGTCCGATGGGTTTCTTTTGAACTGCCTCCTTGCCCACGAAATGGGCCATGTAGCCTACCAGGAGGTCTACTCGCCAGACGTGGCTACAGAGATCGAGAGAGTCCTCGAAGCGCTGGAGAAAGAAGTCGGCGTCCTAGATGATCAGGACATTACTCTCTCACTGGACACGCTAAAATATTGGACTGAGGAGATATTCTGCGACTTGTTTGCCATCTGCTTGATCGGGCCTGCCTACTCTTTTGCCTTGATCGAACAAGAGAGTAAGCCCGGCCACTTGGTCTTGATAGAAGGCGCGAAGCCCGGCGCGCATGAAGGCCGAACGGTTGTGACGTGTGAGATGGTTTCCAGCGCAACGGCCAAGGTGTCCAAGGTGAAGGACTGCCGCTTTGAGAATGGGGCAACTCTCACGGATGCGATGAATGTTGTGCTCGAAGTGGAATCGCGCCGCTGATGGCAAGCTTTAAGCGCAAAGGCGACAAGGCGCGCTACTCGTTCAAGGATGAGCGCTGCATCGGGCGGCAATGCTGGGCACCCGGACTGTATCAGCATCGCGGTGCAACGCTCAGCGGCTCGCGCAACACAGGAAGTCCAGACAGCCCTTGTTGCATGAATCGCGCTTATCATGGATGCCCATCGGGACCGGAAGGCGAAGTCAAAGAGAGGCACCCGACCTATGGGCTTGTGACCATCGCGGGAGTTCCAGTCTTCCAGCCGGAGTTGGCGGCTCAGCGAAAACAAGACGGATGGAAGCGCGCGTGAGATAATCCGGTGATAAAAGGGGATTGCGGTCAGTGGGAAAGCCAAAGAAAATCGACGGGCGAATCAGGAATGGTCAGAACCCGAATTCCATCGCGGCGCTCCGAGCGCACAAAGCTCCCAACTTTGTGCCGGGCGTTTGTCCGAATCCTGGCGGTCGGCCCAAGAAGGTCATGACCGACGCGCTCTCGGAGTTGATGGAAGAGAGCTTTCCAAACGACAAAGAGAAGCGTCAGTGGAAGCGCATCATCGCCGAGGGTATTGCGCGCAAAGCTGCAAAGGGCGACGCCAGCGCATTCAACGCGGTCGCGGATCGCGTGGAAGGGAAGGTCACCCAGCACTTCGCCGGGCCGGATGATGGAGGAATCCCCGTGAAGATGTCGTTGACGGAACTCGATGAGCAGCTTTCCAATCTCATTCGACAACTCGCTGCTCGCTAAAGCGACGCCGGAGGAGAAGGCCCTTCTCCTTAGACTTCTTGAACAGCGCCAGCTTCTTGTAGATCAACAGAACTCTAATGACCTCGCGTCCTTCTGTCGGCGCGCATGGACGGTGCTGGAGCCAGCCACGGAGTTCAAATGGAACTGGCACCATGACCTGATTTGCGAATATCTCACGCTGGTCTTTCAGCGAATCATCCGTCGCCTCATCATCAACGTCCCGCCTCAGACCTCGAAATCGCGCATAGCCACCGTCTTCTATCCATGCTGGGTTTGGGCGCGGCTCCCATCGCGGCGCTTTATGTGCGCGAGCTATTCAGGCGGCCCGGCTGGCTTGAGTACAGCGCACTCCATCGAGCGGCGCGCTGTGCTTCAATCCGAGTGGTATCAAAGCACCTTCCCGGATAAAGTCGTCTTCTCTGATTTCGAGAACCAGAAAGCGCTCTTCAGCAACAATCAAGGCGGCAAGATGATTGCCACGTCGCCAGGCGGGACCGCGACGGGCAAGGGCGTGCACGACATCATTCTCGACGACTTGATGAACCCGCAACAGGCGGACTCGGATCAAGAGCGCACCTCGGCGCTCAACTTCATCGACGGCACCCTGCGCTCGCGGCTCTCCGACCAGATGACGGGCGCAATCATCATCATCGAGCAGCGGACGAATACAGACGATCCGACCGGGCACGTCATGCGACTGGAGCCGGAGTCGTGGACACAAATCTCAATCCCCATGGAGGAGCAAGAGGAGGAAAAGGAATATGTCTTTCCGATCTCGAAGCGCGTCGTTAAGCGTAAGAAGGGAGAACTTCTTCAGCCGAACCGATTTCCAGCGGAAGTTGTCGCTTCGCTTCGCATTGGACTCGGCTCTCGCAACTACGCCCAGCAATACAACCAGCGCCCGGCTCCGAAGGAAGGAATCATCTTTAACCCGATGTGGTGGAAGAGAGATTTCCGCTTAGCGGACAGGACAAGCTGGCCGAAATTCTTAGCGACCATCATCACTGTGGACTGCGCCTTCAAGGACAAAGCTAAGAACGATTTTGTTTCTCTCCACACGGTCGGCGTCACCGACGAAGGCGACGGCTACTGGCTCTCGATGAAGACGGAGCATCTAGGATTTTCGGCAACGAAGGCCGCGATCCGGGGCACCATCGCTTATTGGATCATGGAGGGCGTGGACATCGACGCCGTGGTGCTTGAAGACGCCGCGAACGCCAGCGCGGTCGAGGATGAGATGAGGCACGAGTTCCCGATGATTCTCCAGTCGATCACGGGCGGACTCCTCGGCTTGGCTTACGCGGTCCAGCCGCTTGTCGAAGCTGGGAAGGCGCACATCCCAGCCGACGCGCCATGGGCGGAGGCTTTTATCAAGCTGGCTTCGGAATACCCGGCTGTGGGGCACGACGACGATATTTCAGCCGCTTGTCATGCTTTGCGGTATTCTAAGCGCCACATGATGAGCGGAGTGCTTGGGCGGCTGAAGCAACAGGCCGAAGCTATCAAAAAGGCCGATGGCGAGAAGCCAGAGACGGAGGAGGAGATCGCTGTCGCCAGCGGCGCGGCGCAGATCGCCAGCTTCAACAAGACCTCGGCGGGCGTGGTCTTCGGCGCGGAGAAAATGCACAAGCCTCAGCCATCGAATCGCCAGAAGGCTCAAGCCGGGCCAAAGATTCTCGCGTGCCCGAATTGTGGAAATAAAGGTTTGGCGCGGTACGGCGAGACTGTAAAATGCGTTTGCGGGTGGTCGAACGCAAACAACGGAGCGCACTGAGATGCTCACGGAAATCCCGCCTCCAGAAAAGTGCCATCATGCGCTTACGTTCGCTCGCTACGGAAGCGACGAAACTGGATGGCAGGAAAAGCTTGGCCTCCAAATCAACCAAGCTGGCGTCTTCCATTGTTTCTTCTTGGAGGATGCAGATTTCACTGTCGAGACAATTGAGGATATTAAGAAAAAGTTAGCGGAGCCGCTCTCCGGCAAGGAACAACTCGGAGTAGCGACGGGACAATATTTGAGATGAGAAGCGATCTCCCGGTTTGCGACACGACCATGACGCCTCGGCTCCCGATGACGCTGTGCCTCGGCTGTGGAACTTATCCCGGCAACCTCGGGCCGTGCGAAGAATTCGAGGAAGGCGGCAACGGACGCTGCGTCTATTGCGACCATGCGCTCGCGTGCCATCCGGCAAAAGAGGTCAATCTATGAAACATCGAGCGCTGTTAATCTTCACGTTTCTGGTGGCCACTCTCAGCTTTGGGCAAGTGGCGACCAACGAATTGCCAGATGCACCAACGCCTCAGCCTCGCGACAAAGCGCCGTCGTTCTTTGCGTTTGGTCATTGGAACGCGGACAAGCCTCTCCGCACGAACGCTCAGACGGTGAAGAGCATTTCTTTTTGGGGGCCGCAAGTGCTCCAGTATGGAGCCATCGCCGCAAGCATCGCCCGCACGCGCCACAGTCCCTCGGCTCCGAAGGGCGGTGAACTCTATGTCGACGCGCTGGTGCCAGCGGTCATCATCTCGGCTATGAGCTACGGCGCTGATCGCCTCCTCTGGCGACCACTCGGCTTGGGCTTGACCTCCTTCGTCATCTTCAGGCACACGCGAGCGGCTATCACGGGGAGATATCCATAATGGGCGCAAAGATCAAAGATTGCGGCGAGACGCAGCGCGATGGGAAGCCTCAGCGAATGTATCTATTCCATTGCCCAGGATGTGGCTACTCTCACCCCTTCCATGTCCCGATGTGGACGTGGAACGGATCGTTGGACGCGCCGACCTTCTCGCCATCGCTGATGGTGAATGGAAGCGACCCAAGATATCGCTGTCACTCCTTTGTGAAGGAAGGTAAAATTCAATTTCTGAGCGATTGTTTTCATAAGCTCGCCGGACAAACGGTGGAGCTTCCGGATTGGGAGGCTTGAAACAAAGTGGTGCATCGAACGATTCATCAACAGCATTTGGCGCTGGCGCGCAAGCCGGGCGAGTCGCACGGAGCGTGCGTATTCTGTTTCGGCCCGGTGCTCTACGGCCAGCCATCTTGCGTGTGTGTTTGCGAATGTTGCGGAACCGAATCCATCGCGCACCAGCTTTGCGAAATGAGCGCCGAGATTCAGAACGAGCAGGAGATGCTTGAGGATGGTCTCTTGAAGCACGAATCGGTTCAATAAAACGGGAGGGTCAAGATGGAAACTACGACGATTACTTCTCAGCATCTCGAAGCCGCTCGCGATCTCGTGCAATCGGCGCGCAAGCAACTGGACGCCGACTCGGTAGCGGTATCCGAGGCCGTGGATAAGCGCCAAGCATCACAGACTCGCGTCAATCGTTTCTCGCATGGCTTCGATCAGTTAGTCGCTGGATTCTCAAACGGCCAAGGCGTCGGCGACGACAGCGCCCAAGCTCTTCCTCCGGAAATTCAATCCATCATCGGATATGCGCCGAAGAAGGCGGCTCCGCCTCCGGAAGAAAAAGATGAAGCACCCGCGCCAGCACCGTAGTAGAATGGCTCGTCATTTGTTGGCCACTGGCGATTGTCAGATTGCTCGGCTTGTGCGATTAGATCGCGTGCAAAACGACAAATGCTGACCACGCAATGGCAGCCTAATCCGAGGAGGGCCGGGAACTAGTGACGCCCGGCCCGATCCGGCTTCCTTCGGAACCGTCGATGGAAATGAAAGCCTTCAAGATCGTGGCGTGCCCTTTCCCTCAGTCAGATGCAACGGCTGAATATGTCGAATACGGCAAGGATGAGGACGACGCGCTTACGCAGTTCCGAACCCAGAACCCACTCTTCCGCGTGAAGAGCATCGAGGAGCAATGAGCGCGAAGACGCGAGCGGTTCGCAAGCTGGCCTCAGCCGCACAATATCTTCGGTCGGTAAGCATCGAAGAGCAGCCTGAATCACCGGAGCCAGCGCTGGCGCTTCTTTTGGCGCTCGCCGCAGAGATCGCCGCCGAGCCTCGGAAGATATGGCGCGCTGTGATCTATGTGCGCGAATTGCGCGAAGCCCTCGGCGTTATCATCGGCGCATGGTGGCTGGGCTGGAGGTTGCGGCACACGCGGATTGATCCGAACGCACCGTGCCCAGGCTGTGGCGCTCGCAACGGTTCCATTCGATTCGATCCGAACATCGTGTGGCCGGATGGCCGCAAGGGAGCCGAGGTTCATACTTGCGCCGTGTGCCACGCGGGCTGGGCTGAATACACGATTGTGCGGGCCGAGGCTTGGCGCATAGACGGCTATATGGAGATGGAAGAGGCTCGCCCGGACACGCCGCCGATGCAGCGCGTCGTGACCTCACGGCAAGCGGCGGAGCGCCGGAAGCCACAGTTCAGAGTTGCATGATTTCCGCTTAGCGGAAAAAGTACGGAGGAAGAGAATGAGAACCGGAAAAGACCTCGGCCCGCTTCGCAAGCTGGCGCGTTCAGCGCTGATCTCCCACATGCACAAGGCGGCGCTAGACAATCAGCAGCCGTTCCACTACGCGCTAGGGGCGTTCATGCCAAACCAGATGCTCGCATGGGCAAAAGCCTACTGGAAGAACCGCATCGGCAAGAAGCATCCCTTCCAAATCTACGCAACGTCAAACGGCATCTTCCCTTTAGTTGGCGACGGCGCTGATGCTGAGGTAAGGGTGGCTATCGCCGGGGATTGGGGAACCGGAACCGACGAAGCGTTTCAGGTCGCACAGAGAATGCGGGAGCACGGCCCACACTTCACGGCGCATCTTGGCGATGTGTATTACGTCGGCGATGAATCGGAAGTCTTAGAAAATTTCCTCGGTGTGCCAGACCCAAAGCACAACTTCACCCCTTGCGATTGGCCGCTCGGCTCCGTTGGCACCTTCGATCTCTCTGGCAATCACGAGATGTACGCGCGCGGCTTCGCGTACTTCGACACGATCCTTCCGCGCATGGGAACGAGGACGGGAGTCGGAGGAAGCCCGCAAGAGGCCAGCTTCTTCTGTTTAAAAAACGACCACTGGATTGTGCTCGGCCTCGACACCGCTTACGACTCCATCGGGACGCCGATCTTGGAGAATATCTTCACACCGAAGTGCGGCCTCACTCAAGAGCAACTCGGCTGGCTCCGCAATATCGTCAAGCTTCAAGACGATCACCAGCGCGGGATTATCCTACTCACGCATCACCAGTATTATTCTTCCTTCGAGTCGCCGTATCCGAAGGCCGCCCAGCAACTCGCGGAATTCATCAAGCGGCCCGTACTCTGGTGGTGGGGGCACGAGCACCGCATGGCGATCTACAGCGAGCACTCCATCGGCGACGGCATTGCGGCTAACGGGCGTTGCATTGGCCACGGCGGGATGCCCATTGAATTGAACTCGAAGATCAAACACCCGGACGTTCCCTTGCTCTACCATGACACGCGCCGCTATCCCTCGCCAGAGAACATCACGGTCGGATATAACGGCCATATCAATCTCGCGTTTCGAGGGCCTGACTTGTTCGTGGATTATGTAGATGTGGCCGGGACGCGCATCGCCTCCGAGAAATGGTCGGTCGGGAACAACGGCTTCATCTTCAGCAACGGGGTAAGCTTGCTAATTCCTCAAGCCAAGCTGGAGGAGGCCAGAACAGCGCGCGAATTGGCGTTCGTAATCTGAGAGGCGGCCATGAGCGAAGAACCAAAACCCGAGGCTCCGGCTCCCCAAGTGAGCTTCTCGGATATCTTGGACGTGATGATTCACCAAGCGAACGGAACTTTCATCACGCCACAGAATGTCGGTGACCATTACTGGAAGCCGAAGCAGGGTCTCGTCATTTCGGTCGACGCTTTTAGAAAAGCTGGCTTCACGAAGAAGCTTCCGAGTGGTATAACCGAGTTGGCGATCACGAAGACTGAACTCTGAGCCGAGGGCAAGGATGCCACCGAAGCTTCCGCAGGGCGCAACGTATCTCTCGCTTCCGCAAATCTTTCCCACGGGCGGAACTGGCGACATCCGCGACATCGAGCCGAACCGCTGGTTCTCCGTTCTCAAGCCCGTGCGCCCGCAAGCTCCAGCCGGAACGCGCGTCCGCCAATACTCGGTCCAGCCCGGCGCGAACCTCGCATGGACGCCAGGCTCGGAGAATACGACCAGTCACGGCTTCGCGCTCCTCCGCGAGATTGCCGACACATGGGACTTGCTCCGCATCATCATCGAGACGGTGAAAGACCGAATCTGCTCGATCCCATGGGACGTGCGCTTAATCGCTGAGCCGGGCGAGAAGAAGAGCGATCTCGAAGCGCGGACCAAGGACGACCCGCGCATCGCTGCTGTCCGCCAGTTCTTGAAGTTCCCCGATGGCATTCATCCGTGGCGCGACTGGCTCCGCATGGGCCTCGAAGACATGCTGGTGCTCGACGCTTGGGCGATCTATCTGGAGCGCGACCTCAAGGGGAAGATTGCCAACCTCCGGCCCATCGACGGAGCCACCATCGAGCGCGTGGTTACCGACCAAGGCTTCACGCCGCAAGGCGCAGACAAAGATGGGAAGAAGGATGTCGCCTACCAGCAGATTCTCTATGGCGTCCCGGCGATTGATCTCACGACCGACGATCTCGTCTACACCATGCGGAACCCCCGCACATGGAAGCGCTATGGCTATGGCCCGGTCGAACAGATGGTCGTAACGATTGCCATCGGCATCAGCCGCCAGCAATTCGTGATGAACGAATACAAAGAGGGCAACATCCCCGAAGCGATATGCTTCTTGCCGAGCGACGTTCCGATTGACAAGGTGAAGGAGGCGCAAGACTGGTTTGACACGGTCTTCGCTGGCAACCTCGCGATGCGGCGGCGGCTCACTTTCTTGCCCGGCTACGGCAATTCGGATCGTCCCTTCAGGCCAAACATTGTTTTCCCGAAGCAACAGCTTCTCAAGGACATCTTCGACGAGTGGCAGATGCAGATTGTCGCCTATGGCATGGGCACCACTCCTCAAGCGCTGATGAAGATGATGAACCGCGCGACCGCCCAGCAGAGCGCGGAGAGCGCGGAAGAAGAAGGCTTGGAGCCAAAGCTCCGCACGGTGGAAGATGTCATCAACCACGTCATTCAAGACCCCGACAAGATGGGTTTCGATGACATCGAGTTCTCGTACCAGCCGCGCCGGGAAACCGACCCGCTGAAACAGATGCAGGTTGATACGGGCTATTCCGACAAGGCTGTCATTACCTTGAATGAAGCGCGCATCGCCATGGGCAAAGACCCTTACGATGTCTCGAAATATCCCGAGGCTGATGAGCCTGGCGTCTTTTCGCCGACGAACGGTTGGATGCCGCTGGCGGTGCAATCGCAAATCGAGCGAACACAGAAAATGATTTCGGCTGGCGTCCGGCCCGATCCACAAGCCGCGCCCGCGAATGGCAATGGCAAACCTCCGAAACCTGGCGCGCCGAAGAAGCCAGCAGTCTCAAAGGAGCCGGATGCGAAGAAGCTCTTCCGAATGGAGACCTCAGACGGATCGGTCTATGTGAGCAAGAGCCGGGGCGCGCTTGTGAAGGCCGCGAAGAAGATCGGCGGCCTCACCATCAACCCGGCGCACTCCAATGCTGAGACGATGGCGGCGAAGAGCAAGATCGACGAGGCGCTGAAGAAAATCTTCCGGCGACAGAAGGATCGCGCGGCGCATGTCGCCACGGGATTGCTTCAGAAGGTTCGCAAGGCCGACAACTCGGCGGAGATCGCCGACGAGATTTATGCGGCGATTGAAGCGGAGTTCTCGTCGCTTCCGGTTGAAGTGCGCGCGGCGCTGGAGCAAGCCGCCATCGCTGGCGTCGACAAGGGCATCATCGACGTTCATCTCACCGACAGCAGCCTCATCAGCGCCGTCAATAAGATCGCCCAGCAATGGGCCGCCGAGCGCGCAGCGGAAATGGTCGGCATGAAGTTCGATGTCGAAGGTGCGCTGATTCCAAACCCCAACGCGCAGTGGGTAATCAGCGATACGACGCGTGATGAGCTTCGCACCATCATCAAGGACTCCTTTGGCAAAGAGACGCCAATGACGGAACTGGTGCAACAAATCCGCGACGCCGGGGCCTTCTCGGAGGCGCGCGCCGATATGATTGCGCGCACCGAAGTTGCGAACGCTCAAGTCAAAGGCAATTGGGAGGTTTGGAAGTCCACCGGGCTGGTCGAATCCGTTCAGTGGCTCGTCTCCGACAACGAGAATGTGTGCGACGAGTGTGAAGGCAACGATGGCGAGGTTGTGAAATTTGGCGAAGGCTTTCCGAGCGGCGACGAGAGTCCTCCGGCCCACCCGAATTGCCAGTGCGTTGTGGTTGCGGCGGATATCACTGGCGAAGGCGAATCAGGCGAAGAAGAGTAAGAGAGGAGCACCATGTTAGCTGATAGGCAAGCGAACGACGCGCTAAAGGCGAAGTATCCGTTCATCGAGGATTTCGGCGAGCCATCCAACAGCCTCTTCGAGCACATCCGGATCGAAGGCGATCTGATCCAACTCAGGAAGAGAGTGTGCGCTAAGTGCGGCGGAGTGCGCCATCAACTCGACACGAGAGGATTCTGTCGGGATTGCAAGAAGGTTCTCGGGATGCCCGTAGCCGCAAAGCGTGTGAAGGATCGCTCTGTTGTGACTCATCATCACCCATTGGAGCCGCGCCCGGCGCAACCCAGCACCGCCGAGATTTCTGTGGACCCGGCTTTCATCAACGCCGTTTGGGGATTGATCCCGAGCACCGTTCGCCTCGCACTCCTCGACGACTTCTGGCCTCGGCTTCCGATTACGCTCCGGCTTCAACTGGCAAAAGCCGGGGCCGAGCGGATGAATTCCAGTGTTTCCGGGGCGGCGAAGGCTGCCGATTAAAAAAAGTTATTCCCTTGCGGCTGTTCGCTGGTATTATTCGATTGATTTAACTCCTTGATTGGCACGCGCACTTTCTCGGTTCGCCCGAGAGCACGATGAAAGTCCTCCTTCGGTGCGCGAGGCTTTCCAGAACGAAAAAAGGTTCCGGCAAATGGGCCGCGTGATCCCGATGAAAAATGGCAACGGCCAGGCGACAGAGATGGCACTGGCCGCCTCCATCGCCGAACAGAATGACGTGATGCACCAACTCGCCGCTATCTTCGCGTGCGTGCTGAGGCTGAAGCATGGCGGTAAAGTTTTCATCCCCGCCGATCTCGCGGCTGAGTGCTACGGTCAGCCAGGCGATCCGAACAGCGGATGGAAGGTGCTTCAGACTGTCATCGCTCCCCTGAAAACCTTGAAGCTCCAAGCTTACTCGCCGAATGGCGTTCCATTCTTCGAGCCTCCCAAGCCCGTCGCTCCCGGTTCAGCGATGGCGCTGATTCTGGAAACGCCGATTCTCCAGATGCTTCCCCCGGAAGTGAAGAGTGAAATCGCCGCGCTGATGGATCGCTACGCGCGGCCAGCGGGAGAAAACGGCCCGGTGCTTGTGACGGAAACGCCAGAGCCGCCCGCGCCGGAGCCGGAAGCTGAGAAAGAAAGCACAGAGCATTGCGGAGGCCAGTGGCACAAGGACGGCGTCGGTTTGCGTTGCCCGGACTGCGGCAGCAAGGTTCGAATCACTGAGGAGACACTTTCCGCTTAGCGGAATTTGTGCGCTATGGACAAAGCGAAATTTGCGAGCACGCAAATCAATGTTCCGACCGAAGTGGCCGCCGACATTATCGCTTTTGGAAAGGCGCTCATCTCCGACGAAGATTTGGCTGGCAAGGGGCGCGAGGATCAGCCGCACATCACGCTCAAGTACGGCGTGAAGGAAGAGCCGCTGACTTTGGAGAATGCGGTCGCGAACTACCAGCCGTTCGATGTTGAGGTTGGAAACGTCTCGGTCTTTCCGCCGAGCGAACAGAGTGACGGCGCGGCTCCGGTCGTGCTGAAAGTGAATACCGACCTGAAGCCGCTTCATGACGATATTCACAAAGCGATGGGCGCGAAGGAAGATGATTTCAGTTACTCGCCGCATCTGACGCTCGCTTATGTGAAAGCGGATGCGGCCTCAAAGTACGACGGCCAACCGTTCGAGAAGATGTTCAAGGTCTCGGCGGTGACGCTGAGCACGGCGGGGGAGGCACAGTTCCACGTTCCACTCGGAAAGGTTGGAGGGTCCGCCATGCAAAAGAGTTTCCACAAATTCATTCCGCTGGAAAAGATGGAAGAGCAGCCGGACGGCTCACTCTATGTCTACGGCAAGATCACGGGCGAGACGCCGGACCTCGAAAAAGAAGTTTGTGACTACGCGACGACGAAGCCTTTCTATAAGGCCAAGGCGGAGTGGCAATTGAAGGCGACCAGCATTCCCGGCATGGAGCCATCGTTAATGCCGCATCGCTCGATGCACACTCTCGACGCAATCGGCAAGGGCGTTAAGCTGGACTTCGACGACCCGGCGAAGACGATCCGGATGGGATTTCAGGTTTACGATCCCACCGCGATTATGAAGTACAAGAAAGGTATCTACATCGGCTTCAGCCAGGGCGGCGATTACGTCGGAGAGAAGAAGCCCGATCCGGTTTTCAAGGGATGCGTGCGCTACACCGCGAATCCCGGCGAAGTTTCTGCGGTTGATTCTCCATGCTGGCCCGAGGCGCTGATCGAATCCATGAAGGGAACAAGCTTCCCGCTCACCAAGGCCAACGGAAGCATCGAGCTTGTGAAGGCCGTCATTGCGCCGCCTCTGGCGAAGAAGAGCGCGGTGAACATGGATATCACGAATCTCGACGCGCCCGTCATCAATGGCGTCGCCTACCAGAAGTGCGGCCCGGAAGAATCGACGCTGGTGATTGGCGAGAGCCACTACCATGTGGCTCCGGTCGCGAAGAGCGTCGCCGAGGAAGTGGCGGAAGCCACGGTCCAAGCGCTCATCAAAGCCGGAGTCGTTGCGGCTCCTCCTCGAATCCTCGAAGTTCAGAAGGAAGCTAAGACGAAGCGCAAGGGCGGCAAAGACCTTCACGCTTCCGACTTCGCCTATGTCGGCGACCCTGAAGACACTTCGACGTGGAAGCTTCCGATTCACGACAAGGCTCACGCCCAAAACGCGCTCGCGCGCTTCGGCCAGACGCAAGGCATTCCCGATGGCGAGAAGAAGAAAGTCAAGGGGAAAATCGTCGCGGCGGCGAAGAAGTTCGGCGTCGAGGTCTCGGAAGAGGCCACCAAGATTTTCAAACTCTACGCTTTCTCTCTGGCGAATCCGGAACAGGCGCAGAGCATGTGGAGGTCTCAGGTCATTCTCTCGGGCCAAGCGGGCAACGACGCCGCGAAGGTCGAGAAGCTTCAGAAGAGCCTCTGGGATGTCCACGACCTTACCGACGTGCTTTCCACCCTGTCGTTTGTCTACGACTGCCTGGCGTGGGAGCGCGAGATCGAAGGCGATTCGAGCACGGTGCCCTTGGACTTGAAGCAAGTGATCGAAGACCTCGTTCAGTGCTATGTCGCGCTGGTTGAGGAGGAGACGAGTGAAATTGTCGCCGCGCTCAGCGGCAAGGAGGAAAAGGCAATGGATGCAAATGAACTGAAGAAAGCCGCTGAACTTTTCAAGAGCGCGATGGAAGCGTGCAAGGCGATGGCGAAGTCGCATCATGACACACGCGTCGCAATGCACAAGGCCCACCACGACCTGATGAACAAGGTCGCGCCCGAGCACTCCGCTCTTCACAAGGCCCACCACGATTCGATGGTGGCCGTCGAGAAGGCGCACCACGAGGGTCTCTCGAAAGCCATCGCTGGCATCACGGGAAGCGACACCGCTTCTGGCGGAGGCCCAACAGATTCCGGGATCACGGTTGACAATTCTGGAACCGGAGCGCATTCGGCTGCCAAAGCCGCGACGCTGGAAGAAATCGGCAAGCTTCTTGACGAGAAGGTCGAGAAGATGAAGACCGAACTTACGGCCCAGATGGATGAGAACACAACGGGCATCCTGAAGACGGTCTTCTCTATCGCCGATGGCGCAGCGCCAGAGGCCCAGCCTGGCGTCGGCGACCGCGATGCTGTTCCGGCAGTCAAGGTGCACCAGACGGTGCCCGTCAAGAAGGATAACGATACCGCGAACCTTGGCGGAGGGCCACCAGCGACTCCTGTTGTGGCCGACAAAGCACTTGCGGCAGCAGCATTGGGCGGAGACCAGTCGGCGCTCTTGAAGCTGGCCCGCACGATTAAAGCAAGTCCGAATGGAGTGCCGAATACGTTGGCGCAGAGAATCACCCGCTAGAACTCGCATCCTGAGCACGCGCGAGAGGAAAGAAATCGGGGAGCCGTCCTAATCGGCGGCTCGCCCTCACAAGGAGCCAAATTATGAACGCTCAGCAAATGATGGACCTCGTGAAGACACTCCGCAAGGATGCGACGACGCAAGGCATCACCACGGGCACGGGGTTAAATTTCTACTATCTGGAAGAGCAAGCGAAGGCCATTTATCCGGTCTTCTATCCGTTGCTTGCCTCCATTAGCCGCGTCAACGCAGCCCTCTTCGGCAATCAGGTGGGCGGCACGGGAGTGAACTGGAAAGCCATCACGGGCATTGACGTTGCTGTCAACGGCCAGCCTGGCTACCCGGCGATCTCGGAAGGCAACCGCAACGCGTTCATGGCGCTGCGCGAGAAGGATTACTTCGCGGCCTACAAGTTCATCGGCAAGGACGGCCAAGTGACCTTCCAAGCTCAGAAGACCGGGCTGGGCTTCGAGGATAACCTGAATATGACTCAGGTGGCCCTGCTCAACGCGCTTCTGAACGACGAAGAACGCCAGATTCTCTACGGCAACTCCGGCTCGGCTGGAAACGGCTACCAGCTTGGCACCACAAACACTCCTGTGGCCGCGCTGGTAACGGGAGGCACCATCACGGGCGGAACCAACGTCTCGCTCTTCTGCGTGGCGCTGACTCCATGGGGCGTCTTTCTCGCCGGGTCGACTGGCGTCCAGCTTCCTTGGGTGCGCCAGAACTCCAATGGCTCGACGGACACGATCAACGGCGGAACCGCCATCGTCTCGGCGGCCTCCAATGTTGTGACGACGGCTGGCGCGACGCTGGCCGTCTCCGGAACCGTTACCGCAATGACGGGAGCCGTGGGCTACGCATGGTTCGTCGACTCGACGGATGCGAGCGCGCCGAAGACGTCGAACGCGTTCTTCTCTCAGGTGACGTCGGTTCCAAGCGTCACGATCTTGGCGCTGCCTTCCGCCAGCAATCAGGCGGCGAACGCCGTGGCGGTTGGCGGAGGAAGCCTGTTGACCGACAACTCGGCCAATGCGCTTGACTTCGATGGCCTCATGACGTGGGGCTTCAACTACGCCAGCGCTTCTCCGGCTAACTCCTACGTGAAGGACTTGGGCGGAGCCAACCTGACCGCGAACGGCGATGGCACCATCGCGGAGTTCGAGACGCTTCTCGACTTCCTCTGGAGCCAGTACAAGTTGACGCCTGATCGCATCTATCTCGGCGGAACGCTGATCGACGCGGTGGCCAAGAAGATCACGGGCACGGGCGTATCCAACGCCGTGACGCGCTTGCTCTTTGAGCGCGACGAGAAGGGCGCTCTTACGGGCGGCACCTTCCCGATTGCCTACCGCTCGAAGTACGGACCCGGCCAGGCGAAGGTCATGGATGTCCTTACGCACCCATGGCTGCCGAACGGCGTCATCTACTTCGACCTCATCAACAATCCGTACCCAGCGGCGGGCGATGCCATCCCGGCTGTGCGCCGCATTATCACGCTGGAGGATCACTTCAGCATCAAGTGGCCCTACCGCACGTTGCAGCATGAGGTTGGCACCTATTGCTTCCTCACGTTGCAGCACTACATCCCGTTCGGAATCGGAATTCTGACGGGCGTGGGCAACGGCTAAGACAAAGGCTCCAGCGCTGGCTTCTTCTCCGAGGGAGCCAGCGGGTTCTCAAAATTTCGTGAGGAGGGATTCCCATGGCGGTAGGCGTAAATTCGGAAGTTGATCTCTACACCAGAATCGGCAATCTCGAAGCCGTGATTTTTGCTGGACAGGCTTCGGGATCGTCTCCGGCAAAGATTAGCGGGGTTGACGTCCCGCCCGTTCAAGTCTTTGCCACCACGGGCGCGGCTGTCATCAAGCCACAAGGCGGCGTCGCGATCTTTTCGGCGGCGGGTGCTGTGCTTGCAACGCTGGCGCAGCCGATTGCTGGGCCACCGAGCGCCGGAGGCCAGGATGGAGTCGCGCTGACCTGTATCGACATCAACACTCAGGCCAACACGATCACCACGGCGGCGAACGGCATCAACGGCAACAAGCACATCGCAACGGACGGCGCTGCGCTTGCGAACCAGATCACGCTCCGTGCTTATAACGGCGTCTGGTACGCTCAGACCAACACGGGCTTCACGCTCAGCTAATCCGGGCGGCGAGCGCGGGAAGCCGCGCTCGCCCATGTCTTTGAATGGAGCCAATGAAGGTCGAGTGGAACCGCGTTTGTATCCCGGATGGCTGCTGGTTCTGGTGGGCAACGCTGCCGAACGGCTGGACGGCGTGGGTCATTGACGATTCAATTCGGCGGCGCGCTTCAACTGACTACGGAATAGAAGCTACGGCTGGAAGCATGAGGAAGACGGTCGGCTTCAAGATCGTGAACTTCGCTACCGCAAAGAGCATGGCGCTGTCCCTCGCACTCTCCCAGCCCGAAAGAGTTTGCCGCACAGAAAGAATTGAGGTCGTGAAGGATGCCTCCTCCAACCAATCCGATTGATTTGACGACCTTGACAGCAGTGAAGAAGTGGGCGACCGTCGCCGCTGCTGGTGACGATCAGGAAATTCAGGACTGCATCACGGCCTTCAGTTCATGGGTGCTAACGCGCACCGGGCGCGGGCCGCAAGATGGCAGCATCCCGAGCGCTTCGCCTTTTGTGACTCCGGTTTCTTACACTGAAAATTACGACGGCAATGGCAGCGACAAGATGTTTCTACGCAACTCTCCGATCCAATCTGTGACGACGCTCACCATCAATGGGGTTGTGATCCCACTGTCGGCGGCATGGAACCAGACGGGGTATGTCATCACGGGCGACAAGAAGGCCATCGCGCTCCGGAACGGCAACGGCGGAGGGAATGCCCCAAGCTTCACGACCACGACATTCGGCGGCTGGATGCTTGGCCGATATTTCATTCGCGGAATCCAGAATGTCAATGTGGTCTACTCAGCCGGATATGCCGGAGTGCCCTTCGATCTGGAGATGTGCGCCCGGAAGGTAGTGGCGCTCAATTACAAGCGCACAGGATGGCTCGGCCAAAAATCTCAAAGCATGGCGCATGGCGCTGGTACTATCAGCTTCGGCGATTGGGAAATGGACAAAGATTGCGAGCGAACGATTTGTTCGTATGAGCGCCGCGCGATGGTCTAAAACTTTTTCAGGAGGAAGCAAGCGTATGGCACAGGACAGGAACGGCAAGGATGTGGTCGGCGGCGCAAGGGTTTATGTCGAGTGCGACGTC